CTTGGCTTTCACCCTTGTGCGGCTTCATTGGCATCGGTTTTGCCTTCCTGCTGATGTTGCTCTGGCTTCGGAGGCGAGGCGATTATTTCTGCCGCAGCAGCAAGACGATTGATCGCCTTGGCTATAGCGAGCAACGCATCAACCTCGGTTACTTTCTTTGCAGGCTTCGCCATTTTTCATACCCTCATAAATGCAAGCCAAGAATGTTGAACGCTGACGATAGGCCAACCCTCCGAATATAATCCATCAAGCGCTCGCGTCACTTCCACGGCAGGATTGCCATAATCATGCCAGCAAATAATGCCTTCTGACTTCACTACCGAACGAGCTAACCAGCTCTCGTGCAAAACGGCTTCCTCACTGTGATCGCCATCAATAAAAACAGCGTCGCATGGTTCAAGATCGCTTGGTGACAACTCTCGGCTATCTGCCACATAAAGAAAAAACTCAGCCTCAAGCGCGGCAATACTACCTGCGCAGATTGGCACTTCGGTTCGCTGACAATCCAGCGTTGGAATATGATCGGGCGGCACATCGATACCGATATACTTGATTATTGACGGCACGTTATCGATCACACGTTTTGCCGTCACTCCCATGTTGCAACCAAATTCGATCATCACTTGCGGCGATACACTTCTGACCAAATGAATTAGGATCGAAGTTTCGTGTGCGCCAAGATATTTGCTGAACGGACCCCTGACTAAATCGGCTCCAACAATAATTTGTCTCATAGTTGCGACAACGCGCTTTGCCAGTCATCCGGAGCTTTTTGTTTAACTACTCTCAAATTATTGTACCAAGGCGCAACCCATCGCCAGCTACACCAATGCGAAAGCAAACCTGTCACCTTCGGATGACCGGTCGCGCCGGCGAGATGCAAAGCCGCGGTATCAACGCTAATGATTTCATCCATGAAGCTCATCATGGCAGCGCAATCGGCAAAATCTTTAAACTCGTGAACATGAACACCAAACTTCTGCGCTACGTCACCGCCCTGCACCTGCACAGAATGAAGCTCGCCCTTGTCTCGCAAAGCTAGCACAAGCTCAAGCAAATCGATTTCCCGCGGATAATCGCCGGGACTTGGTTTGCCCACTGACCAAGCAATGCCGATACGGTGACGATTTTTCTTTTTTGGGCCTAGTTGTTGGCGCCATCTCGCAACATCGGATTTGTTGTTAGTCGCCCGAAGATACATTCCACCTTGCACGCGCGTCGGTACAATGTTGAGAAAATAAAGCAGATGCAGGATTGGACAGAAATAATCACAATCCACAGTCTGATCCATTACCAATCCACACTGCTCCGCGAGCCGGCGCATCTCTTCCGGCATCACCATCAACGTTCTTTTCAACCGAGGCACATAACGCAACATCTGGATCGTATCGCCGAAACCGTGCGCATGTAGCAATAACAAACGCTTCCCAGCCAGAGGTTCGCCACGCCAAGGTCGCAAGCCTGCACTGATGGCCTCCGCAACTTGCGGGCGCATAAACGGTTTTTTCTGCTCGCACTCCCAATATAGTTGCAATCCTTGGCGCCATCGTCCCATCGCCAACAGGATCATGCTTTGATTGAATTTCGCCCGCAAGGTTGGCGCGTGCGCCATCGTTATCCCGCTCTGGCGTAAAGCTTCGGGCAACTGACCGCTTTTGTAACATTCGACCACCCGATTAAAATGCCGCAAGTATTGATCGATATCAACGGAGCGCCCCCGCTTAACGGAACGCTTGCCGATTGGTTTACCTTCATACGCAACAATTATTTCACTCGGGATATTGGCTTTGTGTCCGTTCGTGCTTTTGACTTCTAACACTTCGCCTTCCAAAGACAGGCCACGCCAACCATAAGCAGTTTCTTCGCATGAAATGATAGGGTCCATTTCAGGCAAGGAGTTATCAAGATATGAGCCTAAACTTGGATCGCGATATTTCATGCATGCGGCTCCGGATGCGGCGGGAGCCTTTCAATAATCTCCCGCAATATTTCTTTGATCCGATCACCATCAAGGTCCGAAATCTCGATTACGATGCGCCCGATAACGTGATCACTCTCGCCGCCACCGGGATCAATCTCGCGCACTATCTCTTTCGTAATTTTTCTGCTCATACGTATCTCCTACTTCCAAGCCGGCGTCAGCCATGCAACGCCGAGAACATTTCGGACAACCCACGAAACGGGCCAACGAACTTTGATCGCAAGGCTGTCGGTCTGCCACATTGATTTTTCACCGCTGCCAGTTGTCCCGGCCGCTCCCGGTGCCGTATCCATGACCAACGTTGCAGCATTGACAACCTCAATATCAGGCTCGGGGCTGATCGCCGATGCGATTGCCTTCGGTGCAATCGCGATCAAATCGTTGCCGGCAGCGCTCGTCATCACTTGGAACATATTAACGTCACCGCCTTCACCGGTGCCTTTCGTTTCAAAATCATATCGGCCGCTCATACTGACGATCCTGCCGGCGCCTCCGGCAATGACATACGGTCCCTTGCCGCCAACCTGACTGATTGAATTGATCAAAGCCGCTACGTCTTCAAAGACTGCACCGAAAGCATCGGTATTCGCACTGGCGGTTAAAGTAGATATGCCGTTACGAATACCTGCGGGGGCTGCCGCGGTCGCAGCGGCTGTGCTGAAGAAAACCGCATCTATAGCTAGCGCAGCTGACGTAACTAGAGCATCGCTGATCAACCGCTCCGCGTTGCTGCTCTCCATCATCTCCCGCGTCAGTACCGCGATCGATGCTATTTTGAAAGGATTGATTACCGCCGGCGCCTCGGCCAATTGCCGGACCGGGATCGGATTTCCTTCCTGTACGAAACCGGCGTTAGTGGCAGCTCCGACAAATGCCGGCACCGTGATTTGTCCGGCGCCATCCCAACTGACCACGACACTTTCGCGCATCACGTCCATGGCAGAAGAAGCCGCGCCCAAGGCTTCGACCGTATCATAAACAACCTTGTGTGCCAGCTCCGCGGCCCATCCCGAAACGCTTGTCATTGCCGAAGCAGATGTTGCGCGCGTTTCAATCACCGCGGATAAGACACGATCATTCGGCCACATCGAAGCAACCACGTCTTCGATCTTACTACGTCGCATTGCAGCGATGGCTCGAGCCGTCAACAATCTCGTAAACGTATTTCCCGCCGGCAGCTGCAGCGGCGCATCTCGCTTGAAGCTCTGTACAGGCTCATTAAGCATTTTTATCTCCGCTTGGCTCAACCGGATATCTAACCTCGACTTCATCATCAGTCGTTATTCCTAGCGCCTCCATCAATCCGGGCGAGATATCGGCGGCCCGGTCAGTATCTCCATGCGGTCCCCAATCGCCAGGCCATGCAACAAATTCGCGGCCTGTCTTCTTGGATCGCACTGCGGCAAACTTCGTCGCATCTGCTAGCATCGTCTTGGGCGTGATGTTGTAGTCCCACCGGCATGCGACATAAAACATTTCGGGATTGAGCCGCCGCGCAAGTCCCGTTGTGCCGGGCGGCTGTTGTTCGAGAAACAGGTGCGGTGCGTCTTCTACTTCAAACAGGAATGCTAAGCCTTCGCTCGGGCTCACGCCCATATCTTCGGGACCGCCAAACCAACTCACCTTGCCATTGAAGTTGACCAGCACAGGCGGCGGCGGATTGTGCAAATCCTGACCGTTGAGAGTAACAGTCACATCGCCGTGCGTTGTAATGCGAAGACTGACAGCATCAACGCCTCTAGCGTCGCCACGCACAAGCTCGCCGTTGACGAAAACCGAGACATTGCCCTGCACTGTGCCGTTTATTTCAACGCGATTTTCGCCGGTCACATCCGGCGGCGGCTCTTCGATATCAACCGGCGGATCGATTGGAATGATATCACGTCCCGCGATCGCCTCGGCGATGTTCTGACAAATAGCATCGAAGTTTTGGTTATAGGCGTTGCTGTCGCCGGTGTTATCGCAAAATGCCGTTTCAAGCAAGATCGCGGGCTCATTCGTGTTGTTCAAGAAATACAAATCACCGCGATACTTGGCGCCGCGGTTGGTAAAGCCTCCGGCCTCAACAATCGCATCGCACACTTCGTCCGCCAAATCTTCCTGCGTCACATATAGGACTTCGGTGCCGTGCGCCGATCCATCGAATGCGTTGAAATGCACGGACACATCAAGATCGTGTGAGCCCTGCGAGTTGTGAAAATACACGATGGTTTCCAGATTGGTGCCCTGATCGTGGCTGCTATTGTCATGAAAAGTCGTCACTTCAACGCCAGCCTGCCGCGCATAGTCCGCGATCCGCTCGACCATCCGGCGCGCTTCGTCTACTTCGTCCAACTGCGGCGGCACCGGGCTTCCGCTGGCACCGCGAATATACTTGCCGTGTCCGCTACTGATTACGATTTGCATGGGCATCACCCTATCAAGGCTTCAATGTCTATCGCCTTCGGGGCCAAGGGCGCCACCGCAAACGCCTCCGCCAAAGCCACCATGCCGTCAATTCGTCCCGTACTCTTGTGCTTGCTTAGTTTACGCGCGCTGTCGGTCCCTTCGACAATGGCGCTGGCTGCACACATCGCCAGCACCGGATGATTGCCGTGCGATATTTCCCTTTCAACGATAGCCTGCTCCATGTCCCTTAGAGCCGGCGTCATGCTGAAAGTACCTTGGCCGATTTCAACAAACGTTTCTTCAATTTGCTGTTCTTTGAAACCGGCCTTTAGCAACCACGGCTTGAGGTACTTCATCCCCCACCGGTCAAAACCGATTTTCTTGATGCGATAGCGGCTGTACATCATAAACAACCGCGTAGCGATATATTCGTAACTGATCGAATTCCCCGGAGTGGTTTCGAGGTAGCCTTGGTTTTTCCATAGATCGTAAGGCACCTTGTCACGTTGCGCTTTCTCCGCCAACCCTTCAATCGGAAGCCAAAAAGTCGGCAGTACATGCCATGACCGTCCTATGCGCCCCATCAGAACGAAGGCAGTCAAGTCCTGTACTGCCGAAAGGTCCAAGCCTCCGTAAAGCTCGACACTACGTAGATCGTTCACCGCCCCACCACACGCCTTCCATGCCACCATCGACACAAAAGGCGAATTGATTTCAACGCGCCGGTTTAACACAAGATTTTCGTACTCGGCCTGCCGTGCCGGCATGCGCCTGGCATTCTCGGCCATGCTCATCACTTCACGCTTGTTCATGAAAACTTCGTAGCCGGGATTTGCCGCCTTGATCGCTTCTTCCGAAAAAGGGTCTTCAAATGATGCATCAGCGTAATCGAGACGTAAGATCGTATGCGGATCGTGGGCCTCCTTCGCATCGTCTATCAGCACAGACAATAGATCAGCGTCGTTTGGAGCCTGCGTTGATATGATAATGGACAATGGATCGGCCTGCGCTGCCGTCGCCGTTTCCAGCGCTTCATACAATGTCGATCGCGGTCCGCGTACCTGGCCCAACTCATCATGGATGATCAGCGAGGGCGACAAGCCAAAAGCCGTTGTCGCCTCAGCCGACAGTGCGCGATAGCTAATGTTCAATTCCTTGCACAGCAGTATCTTGCCGGCATCCTTGATCGTGATCGATCTAAACAACCTGCCGTCAAAACGGATCATTTTAACCGCGAGATTAAAAATAAGCGAAGCTTGATCCCGGCTCGTCGCGTCCGAATATATCTGACCATTCTGATTTGTCTTCGCCTCAGGGCCGCATAGATGCAGCAGTGCCAACATGGCCGCTTCCGTCGTCTTGGCGTTCTTGCGTCCCCTGCTGATGATCGCACGGCGCGTCCCATGCGGGTTATCATATATCTGGCGGAAGTCTTCGCGCATGAATTTCGGCAACTTGACTGGCTCGCCTACATGCTTGCCTTCA